CAGGGTGGCGTGTAATCAACGATGCGCTGGCAAACAATCGCTTCTATGCCTTTTCGGGGTGGAACGACAACCTCTTTCGCATCATGCCCTCGCTGCCTCGTGACAAGAAGAACCCCGAGGACTTGGACACGCACGCAGAGGACCATGCAGCCGATGAGTTGCGCTATGCTATGATGCACCTGTACAGACCTGCTGCTAAAACTACCCCCATAAATACCGATCCTTTCAATGGCGATAACGTCATCGACAGTGCCTTAAATGATCATGCGATGACATATGGGAGATATTCGTGAAAGCAGAAGACGTACAGTTTTGGCGCAAGAGTATTGATAACGCCCAAAAGTTTATGCACCCCAAGCACAAGGAGTGGCGCAAGCTGCTGGCGATGTATCGCATGGAGTTTGAGGTTGCGGACTTGGACAAAGACCAAGTGGTGCGTATTTCACGTTTCTATCCTTTGACCAGGCAGATCATCTCTTCTATCGCCTATAACTACCCCCACGTTTTTCTGCGCGTCGAAAACCCCAACCGCGAGTTTCAAGCTGAAATTTTAGAGCGCGTTGCCAATGCCGCAATGGAAACGATGCAAGTCAAAGCAGAGATGCAGCAGGCGATCTTTGATGCGCTCTACTGCTCATTGGGGTGGCTCAAATTTGATTATAACGCCCCTGGCGATGACCTCTTAGCCCCCTACGTAGTCAACGATTCGTTGCAGGACGATATGGTTGCTGTGCGCAGGGTGCCCCCGTTTAATGTTTTTGTAGACCCCCTCTGTCCTCCACACAAACTCAGCCACGCTCGGTATATCATCGAGCGTATGCTGGTGCCTCTTGAATTTGTAAAAAAAGATGAACGATTCGTAAACCGCAGGCAGGTGACTGCCATCAATGCAACTGCGGATAGCGAAGAAACGCTTTACGACCTGGAGGACCAAGAGTACTCCAACCAAGAAGAAGAGAATGCGGTGCAGCAGGCTAAGGACCTGGGCGACTATGCCCTGCTATACGAGGTGCATGACCGAGTCCATCGCAGGCGCATCGTCTTTGCCGAGGGAGTCGATCAACCCATAGAAGATATCGACCATCCCTTCTTAGAGCAGGAACCTGTGATGCAGCAGGACCCTTTCACGGGCGAGATGATGCTTACGGGAGAGTTTAACTCCACGGGCTCCTACCTGGTGCAGGGAGGTTTTCCTTACCACGCCATAAAATTTGACCTGTCCGAAGAATCGCTCTATGGCCTGCCGATGATGAGCTACGTTGAAGATGAGCAGAAAGCGATTGTCGATTCGGTATCTAGACGTGCGGACCTGCTCAAGCGCTACCCTCGCATCATCCTGGGGCAGCGTGCGGAACGCGAAGAAAATGCCAACATCTCAGACCAATTGACTCGCGCACGCGATGGGCAAGTGATTTGGGTCAACGACATCAACAATGGTTTTAGAGAGATGCAGATGGGCAACCCCCCTCCCGATCAGCTGGGCATTGAGGCCGATATGCGCAATTACGAGGAACAGGTACTCAATGTATCGCAGATGGCGTTGGGGGGAGGTCCCAGGCGCACCGCTACCGAAGCGTCGCTCATCGCTTCTTTCGGGACGCAGAACAGAGAGTGGTTGTCTGCGGAAGTGGGCAAAGCCTACGAAGCGGTAGTCTACAATACGTTTCGCATCATGGCCGATATGCGCTACACGCCTGAAAAGTTCATCGTCAACGTAGCCGAGGGCGAAAATGACCCCATCTACGAAGCGGTGACCAGCGATCTCTTCAAAGTTCGCTTCAAAGTAGAGGTCGAAACCGAATCAATGCGCCCCCTCTTTGAGCAGCTGGAACGCGAGGATACGCTGGCCTTAGCCAACTACCTCTTCCAGATGCCTGAAGTCAATCGCTCCGAAGTGATCAAGCTGGTGCTGCGTGCGTTTCGCGTTAGCGACATGGACAAATTTATTAAACAGTCTGCGGACCAAGAAGCGGTGCGTGCCGCACAGTTAGAAAACCAGTTTATGGCCGCACGCCAGCAAGACCCAGGTGTATTGCCTGCGCAGGATCATCAAGCGCACCTGCAGTCCCATGCCAAAGCAGGTGAGGACCCAGCGGTCACCCAGTACCTGCAACAGCAGATGCAATTAAACCCGCAGGCGATACAACAGTTTCAGCAAATGATGCAAGTACATACACAGCAACACCAACAATTTTTGCAGGGCAAGGCGCAGGGCCAGCCTATGCAACAAAGTGAAAAAACAATACCCAGCGCACGCGATGGTAATAACGTCCAAGCGCAGGCGAGTGCCCTACAGAGCGTAGTGCGTTCCAATGCGCAGCGCGTGGGACAAACAGTGAGCCTTAACACGGAGCAGAATTGATGCCTAACGTGGGTGGAAAAATGTATTCGTATGACAAAAAGGGCCGTGCTGCGGCACGTAAGGAAGCCAAGCGCACAGGGCGTAAAATGCAAACAGGATATACGTATGGCAACCCTGGCAAGGCAGGCAAAACGCCAGGTATACAGGGTCAGACCTGTAAGTAATGCCAGCCTACGATTGGTATTGCCAAACGTGCAAAGAAGAAGAGAAAGACGTTTGGTATCACCGCGCCTCCGATGTGCCCAAAAAGCGCAAGTGCAAAGCGTGCCTGGGCAACACGATGGTGCAGAACTTTGCCAACAAAGGCAGGAACCAGATACACCTGACGCACAGTAGTCTCTATGGAAAATTTGAGCCAGGCGTTGCGGAGTATATCAACAGTTACTCCGATAAGCAGCGCATAATGAAAAAATACAACATACAGGAGAGCAACGACCCTGTAAAAGGATCACGTTGCCATCGTGTAGAACAGCCCCCCAAAACTCCCACGCGACAGGGCGATTGGACCGATGTGTCCAGCAACGCACATGAGTGAGGTGAGCAAATGAGTGAAGTGACCGAAGTAGCGGAATCCAGTGACGTAGCTGCAACCGAATCTGCTTCTCCCACCGAAGGGTCTGATGATTTTGCGGCAGACCTGGGAGGGGATACGAGCAGTGCAAGTACAGCAAGCTCCAATGGGCAATCGGCTGCTTTTGATCCGAGTGGTGTGACCGATTGGGCACGCCAAAATAAATCCGATGTGCCTACTGAGTACCACGCAGTTATAGAAGCTGCAAAATCACAGCAGGCCGATTACACGCGCAAGACGCAGGACCTGGCAGATCAACGCAGGCAGTTTGAGCAACAGCAGCAGACGCAGCAACAGCAGATACTGCAAACGTTGCAAAACCAGATCAACACGCAGCAGCAACCCCAAGAAGACCCCTATGCGGACTTACGTGCGCGGCTGGGTCCTGATGATAGCAACGCTATTGACGTAGTGCGGCAAATCATAAAAACGGAAATGGGAACGGGCAACGACGATCTCAAGACCGAAATGGGGCAGCTAAAACAAGGCATTGCATTGCTGGCACAACAGCAGCAAGTGGGCAAGGTCAAAGAGGCTGCAGGGCAACTGCAAGAAGCGCGAGATAAGTATGGCGAAGCACTGGACCCGTATGCGGAGCAGATCAAGGCTTTGATCGGAGTGCCGAATAAAAATACGGGCGCAAACTACACGGTAACCGAAGCGTATGAAACGGTGAGTGGAGTCAAAGCGGATGAAGCCGCAGCGTTGCGGCAAGCGGACCAGAACACACGGCGTACGAGTAAGCGGCAAGCAAGTGGTGGGGGTCAAGTGACCGTGAGTGGCGAAGGGGCACCGCTTAGTGATGGAGAGTTAGTCACTGAGCTTAAAAATCTTGGCTTTGAATAGCCGTAAATACAAGTGAGACAACAATTTGGCTGCTATAACGACGACTGAGACTTGGGACGCCGCATGGAGTACTACCATGCGCAGCAAGCGTAAAAGATTGACCGATAACATAAGCAACTCCTATCCCACCGTACAGGCGTTTCGCCAGTCTGGTATGATGGAGGTTAGCAAGGGTGGCAAGCAGATTCAAGAAGACGTTATGTACGAATTAGGGGCCAGCGAATGGTTTGATGGTTACGATTCGCTAAATACTAATTCAATGGATGGCATTACGTCCTGCTTTGAGTATTTCCGCTACCAGGCCACGCCGATTGTTATTTCGATGACCGAAGAAATCGAAAATCGCGCTAGCGACAAAGCGGTAAAGTTGTTGACTGCCAAAACTGAGCAGGCAATGACAGGCAGCATGAGTACGATCAATGCGGCGTTGCTAGGTGCGCAGTCAGGCAAGGCCATCGTGGGCTTGCAGGACATTGCTTCGGTTACTGCTGGCGACACGGTGCATAGCATTGACTCAGGCACCAACACCTGGTGGGACAATAAGCGAATCAATTACGCAACTGATTATGGCACAAATCACTTTAACGCCAAAACAGGCGATTTGTATTATGGCGTTTTGGCAATGCGTGATTTGTGGAATGAAGTTTCGGAATCCTCAGATGTGCCTGACCTAATTATCACCAATTTTAGCGTCTATGCCGATTACGAGTCAATCTTTGAAGGCACGGGCTACTATCGTTTTTCAAGCACAACGGATCAAGCGATAGGGGATGCAGGTCAAGGTGCTACGTTTCGGGGTGCGAAGTTTATTGTGGATCGTGATGCTCCTGGTACCCACGATAATCATCAGCTTTTTATGATTCAATCCAAATATTGCAAGTTTAGACTCCAGGAAGGGTTGAATTTCGCTAAGACCCCCTTCAAAGAACCAGCCTCGCAGCAGGCCAAAGTTTCTTTTGTCTTGATCGGTTGTCAGCTAATGACCAATAATCGCCGCAGGCAGGGCGTATTGTATGGCATCGACACCAGCAA